AGCGCTTAGAATGGAATTATTAAAAGTATTTCCAGAACAAGACCATGTTTCTCATATTAGTGCACACGCAATCTTCATGCAAAGTAGAATGGTTCAAACAAATCCAATGGTTTATGCTTTACTTCAAGGACATATTTCGGATCATATCGCTTATCAATCACACGGAGAGGTTGGAGCAGCTATGTCTGACAACCCACAGAATGCAGTTATGCAACAACAAGATCCAAATGGCTATCAAGTTCAATTTAATTCATTAGTTGCTAAACGAGTTGTAGAATTAACTCAACAATTGGTTCAATCTGAAGGTGGAGAACAACAAGACCCACTAGTAATGTTGAAACAAAGAGAGCTAGACCTTAAAGCTTTGGATATTCAAAGACGAGCTAAAGAGTCTCAACAAGATATGGAAAGAAAAACTTACGAATTTGAAGATAGAATTGATGTTGAGAAGATGAAAATAGAAAATCAAGAACAACAAGCAGCACAAAGAATCAAAGTTGCTAATGAAAAACTTACAATCGCTAGAGAAAAAAACCAACAGATGTTTATTCCTAAAAAATAGTTATGAAAATAGCTGTTGAAAAAATTAAAAAGCTTAAAATCACACCTATTAAAAAAATAACACCACCAAAAATACAAAAAGTTAAAATGCCAGGCTTAAGATTTGGCCCACCCCCTAAAAAAGGACCTTCTTCTCAAGGAATGAAGATGGGTGGATATATTTCTAGACAAAACAAAAATAAATAGTATATATCTTCTTAAAACATAGGAGATATATGATTGAAGAAGCTTACAACAAATTAACAAAAGAAGAAAAATTAATATTTTTAGCTGGAGTTTTTGAAGGAGAGGGGTCTTTTGGGTTCTGGGGTAAAGAAGGAAAATCAAATAGATATCTTAGGGCACAAATTAGAATGTGTGATGAAGATATTGTAGTTAGGTTTATAGATTATTTTAGATTAGGTAGTATTACTACAAACACACCATTTAATAAAAAACATAGTAAATCTTGGAAATGGACTGTATCTGGAAATAAAGCAGTAGACGTGATGTTGCAAATTACACCATTACTTGGTATAAGAAGACAGGAGAAATTCAAAGAATGTTACCAATTTTACAAGCAATCGCACCATTAGCAAAAATATTATTTAATACAATTGATAAAGCAGTTCCTGATAAAGATTTAGCAGCAAAATTAAAGGCAGATCTGCAAACGCAGATGTTACAATCCAACACACAAGAATTAACAGCAGCAGCTAGAATTATAGAAGCTGAAGCTAAAGCGGGATGGTTTGCATCTAGCTGGAGACCTTTATTAATGTACGTATTAATATTTATACTAATATGGAACTATATATTAGGACCTATTGTTAAATTCTTTTTTCACGCAGCCATAACTATAGATCTTCCAGGAGACGTATGGACACTATTACAAATAGGTCTTGGAGGGTATGTGGTAGGTAGAAGCGCAGAATCAGTAGCTAGAACAATGGCTAACAAACCACAATCAGTTAAAGAACAAGAAAACGGGTAATGAAATACCTAGTTATTTTATTATTGCTTTCTTCTTGCAATAATGTAAAACAATCATCAGAAATATCTACAGGTCAAATTGTAATTAAAAGGTTTTAAATGAACTTTAAAGATAAAGGGCCAAACGATTTAGAAAATATTATTTTTAAATTACAAAAACAAATTAAACAACTAAAAAAGAAACTAAAAAAATGATATTTAATTTAATAAAAAGATTTTCATCTTGGTTAGATTATTGGATCTGGAGACAAGAATTGAAAAAAAGAAGTAAGAGAAATAATAAATAAATATATGATGGATATAAATACATTGCAATTTATAAGGAATTACGTGAGAAAACGTATAGAAGAAACCAGGCAAGATATTTGCTATGGTATAGACACGTTAGACAGGCTCCACTATGCTAAGGGCAGGCTCAGCGCTTTAGAAACGCTGCTACAGGATCTAAAAGACCTGCAACATAAAGAGGAGAGTATAGATGACGATAGTAGTACCAAATCAGAAATTAGTTTTCCCGACTAGTTCTTCTGACAAATCTGAAGATACATCAAAAAATAAAATACCTACAGACGCCAACGGCATTAAAGAGTATTTAGAATCCCTTCCAGAACCTATTGGTTACCGTATGTTAATACGACCATATGCTGGAGAATCTAAAACTAAAGGTGGTTTAATTTTATCTGAAAATACACAAGATACTATTGCTATGACAACCGTTATTGGAATCGTAGTTAAAATGGGTGATCTTTGTTATTTAGATAAAGAAAAATTCCCTACAGGCCCATGGTGTAAAGAAGGTCAATTCGTGATGTATGGCAGATATGCTGGATCTCGTTTCAAAACAAAATATGGTGAACACCGTATTTTAAATGATGATGAGATTATTGGTCTTGTTAAACGTCCTCAAGATATTCTTCACTTATACTAAAGGAAAAAACAAATGATAGATGAAAAAAAACTTCCAGAAGTGGAACTTGATCTTGACGATGTCAAAGAACAAGAAATACAAATAAAAGATGAGACGAAGATTGAAAAAAAAGCACCAAGTTTAAACGTTGGTGAAGTTGATCTTGGTTATACAACTCATTCTAAAGAAGATAAAAAAGAAAAAGTTGAAATTGAACAAGTAGAGGAAACTAAACCTGTTGAAATTAAACCCGTTGAACAACCAAAAGCTGCTGAAACTAAAACTGATGACTTATCAGAAATTTCAGATTCTGTTCAAAAAAGAATTGATAAATTAACTCGTAGATATAGAGAAGCCGAAAGAAGAGAACAGGCTGCTGTAGATTTTGCAAAAGGATTGCAAAAAAAATATACCGACTATGAGAAAAAATTCGATACCGCTGATAATAATTACTTGAAAGAATTTGATGCAAGAGTAGATGCTCAAAGAGAACAAGTAAAAATTAAATTAAAATCAGCTATTGAAGCCAATGATCCTAATAAGATTATGGAAGCTAACGATGAGTTAACGCAATTAGCCGTTCAAAAAGAAAAAGCTAAACTGCAAATGGCTGATCGTGAGACTAGAGCTCAACAACTTGAAGAACAAAGAAAAATTGAAGTTGAAGAAGCTAAAATACAAAAAGAAAACGTTGTTATACCCAGACCTAGTGAAAAAGCTAAGGATTGGGCTACTAAAAATACTTGGTTCGGGGATGATAAAATCATGACCCAGGCCGCCTTTTCACTCCATGAAGAACTAGTTGGCAGTGGTGTTGAAGTAGAGAGCGATGAGTATTATAATGAGATAAATAAACGTATGAAGGGATATTTTCCTCATAAGTTTGTTGTTGAACAAGAACAACGTAAGCCCGTTCAAACTGTTGCTTCCGCTGGAAGAAAACAGGAGGGACGCAGAACTGTGAAACTCACCAAATCACAAGTTGCTATTGCTAAAAAATTAGGGGTGCCACTAGAAGAATACGCTAAATACGTGAAGGAGGCAAATTAGTATGAGTGAAAAAGAAAATAAAAGATCTTCACGCGCGTCCGAAGAAATTAAGGTTGATAGAAATAAACCTTGGGCGCCACCATCATCTCTGGATGCACCACCTGCGCCAGACGGCTATGTCCATAGATGGATCAGAGTCGAGTCAATGGGTTTTCAAGATACAGCGAATGTATCTAAGAAAATGAGAGAAGGTTGGGAATTTGTTAGGTCCGAGGAAATTATAAGTAGATTCGGAAAAAACCAATATCCAATTATCCATGACGGTAAGTACGCAGGGTTGATCGGGGTTGCTGGCCTAGTGTTGGCTAGGATACCAGAAGAGATTGTGAAATCTCGCGCAGAGTATTTCAAAAGAATTACTCAAGATAGAATTAACGCGATTGATTCAGATCTAATGAAGGAACAACGACCTGAGATGCCTATTAATATTAATAGACAATCTCGCGTAACTTTTGGTGGTGGAAATAAAAAGTAATATTTTTATAATACCGACCAAAATAAACATAAACTATAAACAAGGAGTATAAAACAAATGGCAAACTTACTAGAAAAATTTGGTCTTAGACCATCTAGACAGTTAAACGGCAGCCCATTTATAAATGCTCAGAACAGATATAGAATATCAGCTAACATGACAACTGCGATTTTCCAAGGTGATTTGGTTATACCAAAAACTGATGGAACAATCACAAGATATGTTGCTGGAACTACTAATGCTGTTGTGGGTGTATTTAATGGTTGCTTTTATACAGATCCAACGACTCAAAAACCAACTTGGAAAAATTATTATCCAGCAAGCACAAATGCTTCAGACATTACTGCATTTGTAATTGATGGTCCAAACACGGTATTTGAAATCAATAGTAGTGGCACAATAGCCATTGCTGGTCTGTTTTCGAACTATGACGTAATAAACGTAACAGGTAACACTCAAACTGGAATATCTTATGTTCAGTTAGATGGTAGCTCTGCGAATACTACGAACACGTTACCGTTAATGGCAATTGATATATCACAAGATCCCGCAAACAGTGATGTAGCAGCTACTAACGCTAACATAGTTGTGAGAATAAATAATCACTTCTACAAACAAAACCAAACAGGTCTATAAAATAGGAGAATAAAACTATGGCTATATCACGTTCACAGCTAGTTAAAGAACTAGAGCCAGGATTGAATGCACTATTCGGCCTGGAATATAACAGATACGATAACCAAGATGCAGAAATCTTTGTAACAGAAACTTCAGATCGAGCTTTCGAAGAAGAAGTAATGTTATCAGGATTCGGCACAGCGGAAGTCAAACAAGAAGGTGCTCCAGTAGTATTTGATAATGCTACAGAAGCATACACTTCTAGATACACTCATAACACGGTTGCTTTGGCATTCGCGATTACTGAGGAAGCTATTGAAGATAACTTGTATGATAGACTTGCTGCGAGATACACTAGAGCATTGGCAAGATCAATGTCGCAAACTAAACAAACAGTTGCGGCTAACATCTTAAACAATGGTTTCAGTTCGTCTTACACAGGTGGTGATGGAAAAGCTTTATTAGCTTCAGATCATCCTCTTGCTAACGGTGGAACGTTTAGAAATATACTTTCTACTGCTGCTGACTTATCAGAAACATCACTTGAGCAATCTCTAATCGACATTGCTGCATTTGTAGACGAAAGAGGTCTAAAGATTGCTTTACAAGGTAGAAAATTGATAATTCCTAAAGAATTACAATTTACTGCTGAGAGAATCTTGAGAACACCTTTATCAACTACTCCAGGTGGTTCTAATGCGTTCGCGAAAAACGACATCAATGCTATCTTAAATATGGGAATGGTCCCAGAGGGTTACAGAGTTAACCACTTTTTAACAGATACTGATGCATTTTTCATCATGACTGACGCACCAAATGGATTAAAACACTTTGTAAGATCGCCAATTAAAACGGCAATCGAAGGTGATTTTGATACTGGAAACGTTAGATTCAAAGCTAGAGAAAGATACAGCTACGGCTGGTCTGACCCTAGAGGAATCTTCGGTTCTGCAGGAGCTTAAGAACTAATTATTATACTGGGGTGTTATTTACACCCCAGTATATCTAATGTAAAATAAAATTATGAAATCAGACGTTAAACCAGTCGTAATAGCTTCAAATATAACTGCACAAGTTTTATTTACAGGCCCTACAAGATTAAGAGCATATACTGTTACATCAACAGGCACTTCTGGAACAGCAATTATTAATGGTTTAAGTAATTCAACTACTGTTTCTTCTTCAACTAACACACAAGTTTATATTCCAATACAAAGCGGTTCTGGTTTTACACAAACATTTACAATTCCAGAAGATGGAGTTTTATATGCAGAACGTAATGGTAATGATATAGTAGATGGAATCGGTGTTACTGGAAATACTTCAGCATTAATTATAACTTTATATATAGATAAGTAATAATAAGATGCCTATTTTAAAA